CTTAATATTGTTAAAGAAATCAAAGAAGAAGATGAAAGAGCATTAATGGCTATCAGAGTCGCTATTAAAATGAAACTTCCTTTTAGAGGACCCAATAAAATTATTCGTTCTTACTTATAATTTATATATCTGAATAGTCATAATATGCCAATATTACCAAATGATGTTATTCAACATATACAATCCTTTCTAATCAAATGCGAATATTGCCAGAGGTTTTTTGACACTAATCATTCCAATTTATGCATTTCATGTAAACGCTCTTGGTGTGATGATTGTAAAAGAAATACCAATTTTATTGGATACTCATATCATCAACTATATATTATGGCTTGTAAATATTGTATCTCTAAATATAAATACCCTAAAATGAAATAATCTCTATTTTTTATTGAGAATCATATCTTGTTTTATCATATGTTCCTGACAATCATTTATCCGTCCAATAACCTTCTTTCTTAATTCTTTCTTTTGCTTTGCTTCTTCCATCTCTTTCCAATAATTCTCCCATTTAAACGACAAACCAGATGAACTGGTTTGTAAAAATTTATCCTCATAATCATCCAATTTTCCCCGAATATTCTCTATCATTTCATCTACCGTATTATTGCGGTCCTGTGTTCTCCACATTTTACCATCAAATACCTTTATTTCTGGTCTATTTTTATTCTGAATCTTAATATTATGATTTTCTGGATGCTCTACATCAAAATGTAATCTTTCTACAATAGCTGGAATACAAGAATTTACACCACCCATTATCTTAAACATTTCAGCCTCAGAAATATAGGTCCAGTTCTCTTGTCCAAATGCTGTTGTAGAAAAATAGTTGATATTGATATTATTCTGTGTATTATTAAAATTACTTACATTATTTACAGTACAATTATTGTTATTTTGTTGACTTTTAGTTGGCTGTAACCTATCTTCCAATAATTTTACTCGGTTTAAAAGCTCTTCTTGTTGCATTTTCATTTCTTTTAACTCATTTTCTATTATCGGTAATATATTTGCTTTATGTCTATCGGATTCAATATGCCTCTTTAATTGCCCTGGACGTTGACAATAAAAATTACAAAGCTCACATTTATATTCTGGCATCCCTTATTCTATATACAACTATATTTTGTTAGATTTATATTTTTTCTATTAAAAACATTCCATCATTTTATATTCATAACTTCACCTGATATAATCACATATATATGAGAACAAACATTATTTATGAACGAGTTGAGTTCAAATGAACGATTTGCGTTCATAAAAATTTACTCACAAAATCCTAAATATTAGAGTCAAAATCGCAATTTTTTAGCAAAAAATGACAAAACAATAGTTCATAAAATTGAGGGGGGGGAACGTTTTTTTTTTCAAGTTTATTTTTTATTTTATCCAATTTTACAATTTTATATTTTCTCATAAAGTGGGGGTTTTATCAGAAAACGAGATTTTGCTAAAATGTACATTTTTTTCATGTTTTTTGTGCAATAATTGGTTTCTCTAAGAACCCTATTTCTTAGTGAATATTCTTCTTCTTCTTTTTTTATTTTTTTTCTAGAAACTTCAAAAAAAAAAACCCCCCCCTCTCTCAATTTTATGAACTCTAGTTTTTTGATTTTTAAGCATTTTTCTTCAATTTCTCCTCTAAACTCTAACCTTTTAACCCTAAATTTTTATGAACTCAACTCGTTCATTTGAACTCAACTCGTTCATAAATTCTTTTCCTTCTCATAATTTTGTATTTTTATCAGAGTTTTTTGTTCCATTCTGTTTCTTCTATTTCTTCTCTTTTTTTTAAAGAATATAGAGAAAAAAATAAAAGAGTATAAGAAGTTGAAGTTGAAGTTGAAGTTGAAGTTGAAGTTGAAGTTGAAGTTGAAGTTGAAGTTGAAGTTGAAGTTGAAGTTGAAGATATATTATAGTTCAAAAAAATTGAAATTCGTTCATTTATATTAAATGAGAATATCTATAAATATTATATGGTAACTCTTGACAATATTCATCAAGATAAGGTTGGAGAAATAAAGGAAAAAGACATTACAGCTTACAAAGATGAATTGGCAGAGTTAACCACTAAAAGAAATGAGTTATTAAAAGATCCATCAAGCCAAAACTCAGCACAGATTATGAATATTAGTGAACGCATTCGTGAAATAGAGAAAAATATAGACATGCTAAAATCAAACGGATTTATGAAGGATTATTACTTGGAAGCGGGTGACATCTTATTTAAATATTATGAAGGAATCGAAAATGTAGAAACAACACGTACAGACGCCTCTCCAACAGACGGAGGCATTTTATCATATCTTGGTACGGCAACAGACGAAGAAACAACTGGAGATGAGGTATCAGATACATCAGATACTTTTGATTTCTTTGATATTCCAGCTTCAAGAGAAGATCTCAGACATATGTATCTCAAAAAAATTGATGTCGTTGATGAAACAGATACTAAAAAATCAACTTCTAAACTCAAATCAAAACCAAATATATGTGCTAATTGTAAAACAGAACTATCGCATATTCATGCGGAAGGCGTTGTAGAATGTAAAACTTGTGGTGTTTTACAGAATATTATAAATGATACTGATAGAGCATCATATAAAGACCCACCAAAAGAATCATGTTATTATTCTTATAGACGTTCTAACCATTTTAATGAATGGATTGCCCAATTTCAAGGAAAAGAAACAACCCAAATTCCAAGAACAGTTTTGGTTCAAGTTGTTAATGAAATTAAGAAGGAGAGAATACACAATCTGAATGAATTATCTACCCAAAAAGTTCGTTCAATATTAAAAAAACTCAAACTAAACAAGTATTATGAGCATATTCCTCATATAATTAATCAACTCAATGGTCAGCCGCCACCATATATGTCAAGACAAACAGAAGAAGTATTGAGAATTATGTTTCAAAAAATTCAAGGACCATTTCTGGAATTTTGTCCCAAAAAACGTAAAAACTTCCTTAGTTATTCATATGTTTTACATAAATTTGTTGAATTACTTGGAATGGATGAATTAAAACCATTGTTTCCCTTATTAAAAAGTAGAGAAAAGCTTGCAAGCCAAGACATGATTTGGAAAAAAATCTGTGAAAAAGTCGGATGGCACTTCTATAAATCTATATAGTATTATTAGTATAATGTAGAAGTTTTTTCAAGTCCTGACCAAAATATTTGAATTGCATCTAACATTTCTTCGCAATTATATAGGAATAATTCTTCATCTTTTATACGATTGGATAAATATACTGATTTAAGTTCCTCTTCTGTATGTCTTGCGTGTTCTTTTTCTAATTTTGAATGAAATGTCCAAAAGCCTAATGGTAGTGGAACTTGATGATTATCTTTTCTTTTCTTGTTAATTTTACGAAATCCTTCAACTAATTCATCCCAAAAACCAGCTTGTGCCCAATTTTCAATAGCATATGATGCGGCAATAGCAGTAGTATCGTATGAACTACCATATAATCTTGATAATTCATCACATAAATATAATGTAGATTTACTACCATGATATCTCTTTCCAAGGTCATCATAATTAAGGTGTAAAGCCTTTCCGACATCAAGCAACCATTCAAAGTGGGCAGATGTGTGACTATAAGTTCCATCTTGTATAGAGCCATTTGAATTAAATGCAACACCCAATTCATTACATAATATTTCCTTACCATCTCGCATTTCAGTTTGTGTTGGTGAATTAATAATTTTCAATAACTGTGCAACTAAAAAGAGTTGACTAAAAACGCTAAATTGTTGTACAAAGATGGCTTGTTCTTTCAATGACATATTTCCTTTTGAGAATTCTTTAGTATATGTATTTTCTGTAACAACCGGATGATTAAGTACAACTTTGGAAACTTTTCTATGGAAACGTTTCCATCTATATAAATCCACAAAATTACTGGGGAATTGGAATGATTGAATTTGAGTGAATAGTAACCAATATATCTTCATTTTAAATAATAATAGGTATAAAGTGTTAGAAAAAATCTACATATTCGAACTTGCGTTGTTTTTTTGTAAATCTTTAAATTTTTGTACAGCATCGATTCCTATATCGGAATATGCATGAAAACATAGAATTTTAATCCAATCAAATGTTTTGTTAATGTTATCATAATTGTTATTTTTTCGCATGATTATTACAAGTTCTTGAACACGCCCGATTAATGATTGGGCATAGTTAACATCTTTAGAATCAGTTAAATTTTTTTGTATTATTTCAGATGGGTCGTAGTTTAAAAAGAAATCAACATTATTGCAAAGTATATTTGATACAAAAATATCTCTCAATACATTTTGCTGAAAATGACTAATAATCGTCCTGGCATTAACATGTGTAATTTCAATAAAAGTTTCAAGTTTTACTACATCCGATGTCAAGTGCCCCATCTTTTTTAGATCTGCGACGAAATTATGAAGAGAGGTGTTAAATTGGGAAAGATGGCTCATAATATATTATGTGTATGTAAAACTTATGCTTAAAAAACGAATAATCCAAAATGAATAACCCTAAAATCCATATGGAGCACCTGTTTCCAAATTCCAAAATAGATTTGTTTTTTTCCAAGTGTCTTCGTCTTCTTCATTTTTCTCTAATATTCTCAAATCTTCAAAAGTTACACCAATCTTGCGACCATCGTATTCAATGACCAGAATTTCTGTTGTACCAGAATTTGAGTCGGAATTGTCAGTCGATTTGGCAGGTTTTGTACAGGGAGATAAATGTAATACATCAGATATATTTGAAGAACTGGTAGGATGATAATGCTCTGATAATCGCTTAGACAGTTCAATGCATGCACCTTCTGTACCTAATCCTAATTTAAGCAAATTTTTCTGAAGTTGTTCATGACTCATTTTTCGAATACTTTCCTTTGTAGGTATGGAACTATTCAATGAGTTAATAAGAGATACATCTTCAGCAGTCTTCTTATTTTTAGGCTTGTTACTTGTCTTTTTTTCTTGAATATTCTTATTCGGTCGATAATAATCTTCAAGTCGATTAACGAGAATATCTTTATTACCATCTGTAGGTAAACAGAATTCTTGTAACTTTTTGATAATATCCCCCTTTTTCATAAGTCGAATCGCTGATTTAGAAGGGACTTTAGTTTTTGTTTCAATAGGTTTTTTTTCTGGTTTTGTAGTACTGTCTAATTTTGACTTCTTAGAATCATAGTAATGTGTTCTAATACGGCTTTGTAACTCTGTTCTGTTTCCATCACTAGATAATCCTAAATCTTTTAAAATCTCAACAGCTTCTCCCTTTTTAAGCTGACTAATCTCTGTTTTAGTTGGTCGCAACTTAACAGTCATTATAATTTTATGACAGTATATGGGTATTTACTTAGTAAGTCTTATATCTCTTTGAAGATAGAACTATTATCATTTTTTTTGAAAATATATACCATCATTTTTAAATATAGTGTTCTTGTATGGACTTTGACAGTAATAATGTTCAAATAATGTCAATTAGTAATAAAAGAGCAAGAGAAATAAGAGTGGCATTGGTTACAATCGCGGCTTGTATGTATGTAATCGCACTTTTCAAATCAACAACATATTCGGCATCTACAATGGCATGTTTAAATCAGCCAAATGGCATTTTTAATGGTGGAGCAATATTTATGACTGCTGTTACAATACTCTTCTTTTATGGAAGTTTTTTTACTGTTTTAGATTTTGATCAACCAATGCCTATTTTAATTTGTATTTTACTATGTGCGATTGTTATAGGATTGGGAGTTCACTACTATTTTAGATGTTTTGAAATTAATAAAGAAATTTCAACTAATTTGAATGAGGGTAGTGCTATTCAGTCATTATATAGTCAATATAGTCAGCTTATGGAAGGAGTGAAACCTATTTCGAGATGTTTAACATATCATACTGGAGACTATTACAAAAATAGAAATACAAAATGTGTAGCAATTGAAGGATGTCTTACATCAGGTACAGCATCGTGTGATGAAAATAAGGGAGCAAAATTAGTAGATTTTTATGTTGCTTCGAGTCATCAAAGTTGTGTAGCACCATTGTCATCTGGTTCTGGTAATTATGTAAGTACTGAGATGTTAAAAACTGTTCTAAATGCTGGTGCTCGTTTTGTAGATTTTGATATATTTGCGCATATTTCTGACAATGAAGTGGTTCCAGTTGTTCGTTCTGATTTAAACAATGAAGAATCTCATAATTACATTCTACTCGAAGAAATATGGGAAACGATAGATAATTATGGTTTTCCTGATAGCCATGGAGACCCTCTATTTGTACATTTAAATTTAAGAACTAATAATGTTGAAATTGCAGATAAAATAGCAGAATCATTTACAAAGTCTATTGGTGGACAGCATCTATTAGATGTAAGATATTCTTATAAAGCAAAAAAATCAATTGCAAGAGAACCTATATGTAAATTTTTTAACAAAGTTATTCTTGTAGTAACAGGTGATACCAGTCATACTCTTTTAGATGAACTCGTGAATTTACATACATCGCATAATGCCAGAATATTAACTGCGGAAAAAGCTAGAACACCCGTTAATCCAAGAAGCTTTGCATTCTCAAATCAAAATAAATTTACAATTGTTAGACCCGAGATTTATGATACAAATACAAACCCCGAAGATGCATGGACGCATGGCTGTCAAGCCTTTATGATGAACTATTGGAACTTAGGAACATTAATGAAAAATCATTGTGCTTTTTTTAAGGAAGCCTCATATGTAATGAAGGATTTTCCATTACAAGAAAGACGTATAACAGCAAGAGTCAAAAAGCAAAGGAAACAAAAAGTCTAACATTCATTATAATATATTTTCGACAATAGAATACAATCTTTATTTATATACGACTTATTCGTTTTTGTACTATAACAACATTCCAATAATACCTCTCTCATATTATTACAATCACTGTTATGTTTCGTACATTTTTTATCAAATATATCATTTAGTAGAATACACTCTTTACTATATTCACCTCTTTTATCACACTCCTTTTGTATTGAATTAAATATATGAACACAATATTCGGATTTGGTAGACATTAAATAAATTAGCTATATAAAATTCATTATAGAATGATTGGTTTTTATTAACTTATTCTTACCTTTCAACAAATGTGAACTTTCTTTTTTTCGTGGATGTACTCTTCTTGTTTTTGCCTTTTCGCCCATACTCATTATTGAAATTGTGTCATTGTTAATCAGATGAATATGTAGCTTTTCTCTATTTTTACACATAGTCTTATGGGTATTTGGTATTTTTTTCATAAAACATGGCGCAGAATTGAATAATTGTTTGGGGCCAGTGGCAGTATTGAACACATGAACTTCATGTAATTGTGTACCTAAATCAGAATCAAGTAAATCAATTGAAATACGCCCACCTAATGAAGAACCAACAAGTATGACTTTATATTTTGGATATCTTTCATATATTTCACTTAGATTTTTCTGTGCTAATTTATAACAATTTCTACATTTTTCCATACCTAATAGCAAATAAGCATCTGTTAACAAATCATTTTCCTCAATCTGAAATAAATCCGTCCCTCTAATTGACATAATTACCTCTTTTTTCTTGTGATTAGAATAAGTTACATATTTTGTTGTTGTCATATCACTTATTATTTCATATCCACTCAATTCTTTTAATTCAAGACTTACTTTTCTTGTTTTTTTATGGAACAACTTATTTCTTAATTGACTTTCTTCATCCAATATCCTACGCTTAGGATAACTGTGTGCAGCTAAAAGCGCATATTTTTTAACTTTATCAATTGGCATATTAACGATTAAGATATTTTTAATGAAATGATGGAATTATTATGCGTATGGTGTCAATATTGAATGTTTCATTTTATCAACAATTATCCACATTCCAGTACATATTGTAGAAAAATGACCATATTGGTTCATACCCAAACTCAAATTATTTGTATGATGTAGTAACATTGCCTCAAACAATGAATCAAAATTGATTTCTTCATATCCAATAAATTTCTGAATATAATGCATTCCAAATATTACCATAAAAAATGTTAATGCAATTGTGTTTGGTCGTATTCCATAATAAACTGAGTAATTCAAAATCAATAAGCAAACAAGAACAGTTATTATTGTTGTAATGGTATCGCTGTCAAGTATATATGATATAATCCCCTGAACATTGTTTCTGTCTATATTAAATTTTTCTTTACAAACAGGACACTTATAATCTTTTTTGTGATTGATCCATTGTTGTAAACATGACTTATGAACCCATTTCATACTCCCCGTACATTTGCAAGGAGAAATTAGTGGTTCGGACCCACTGTCAAAACAAATTCTACATTCCATAATTCAATGATCTTTATTTGTCTAATAAAATCGATACAAAAGATTATCTTGATTTTCTATTATTTATCATCTGCGCCTTCTGGGTGAGAATAGATGCGCAGGTCCATCTCTCTTCATTTCAGGTGCCCCTTCCTTCTCATCCTCCATGAAATCATCCATGTCAATTGATCCAAGACGTTCTTGTGTACGCCGTTCCATCGCTGGCCTTTGTAGGTCTTCCCATAATTGATTCTCCTCGAACGTTGGTGCGCGAGTTACAAGTTTCATCGAGTCGTCATCCATTTTTTCTTTACGTTCGGCTTCACGATTTTTTTCAATTTCTCGACTGGTTGGAGTCTGTGTATCATCAAGTGGAGGTGTATTAAAACCTGCAAATGGATGAGGGTGATCTGGCTTTGATATATCAATATCCCCAAATGATTCATCCATATTTGAATTTTTCGATTCATCTTTTGATTCTTCCATATTTGAATTTTCTGAATCTTGCATACTTCCATCATCTAACGAAGTACTAGTCATATGTGCCGCTTGAGATTCGGTGGCGGATGACGGCATGCTCGCAGCGCGAGGACGATTATTTTGCTGGGATATGACCAGTGAACCCAGATTATCCTGTACATGCTGGAACATATCTTCGTAATCACCCACAGTGTGTCGTCGCGGCCTTGCTCTGTTTACTGCTCTTTCTACTTCATTTTGTGCGTTAATATATGGGCCTAATTCTCCTCGTCTTCTCGCAAGTTCTGCTTGTTCACTCCAATATTTTATAATATCTACATCTCCAATAGATGATAGAGTTGTAGCTGCTTGTGTTAATTCATTTTCACTTGGTGTAGGACTTTCATCATCAGCTCCTCCAGTAGTTCTTCTTCTATTACGTCTACTTCTTCTTAGACGAGGTCCTACATTTGATGATTCGTAAATTCTTCTTGTATTTTCGAGCGAGTCTTTCTGTTCATCTCTTGTAGAACTTTGTTCTGCAATACGACGACTTCTTCTGGGTTGAAACATCTCACCCAAATCATCTTCTTTTGCCTCAGATTTTTTTTCTTCTTGTGCTGCAATACGACGACTTCTTCTTCTAGGTACTGGAGTAGATGATTTATCCTTTTTAAAAGCACTCGCTACAACGGGACGCAGCGAAGCAGCAGTGTTTGAGAGTGCCAAGCGTCTTTCAACACGTTCTTGAATCTTACGCCGTTCTTCTCTAACTGCTTTAGATTTTGATTCTTGAACCTCATCTTCAGAATCAGATATTGGTTCTTCAACTGTAGAGTCCGATTCTACATTATCATCAGTTTCTGATTTGATATAGCTGGGAATATAAGACTTTACACCTTTAAGGCGATCACTTCTTCTAAGTTCAGGCTCACTTTCCTTCATTTCTGGTACCCCTTCCTCTTCTTCATCTGAATTATCATCAGTTTCTGATTTGATATAGCTGGGAATATAAGACTTTACACCTTTAAGGCGATCACTTCTTCTAAGTTCAGGCTCACTTTCCTTCATTTCTGGTACCCCTTCCTCTTCTTCATCTGAATACTCGCCGAGGCGGACGCGGCCGAGCTGTGGGCCTGAATTCTCATCCATCAAAGACTTCATATAAGAGTCTCCAACTTCTCTAAATAATTTTTTTACATCTTCTTTATATTTACGCCTTTCTTCATCCTCCTTTTGTTTAAGTCCTGACTTAATATATTCAATGCGCTTACTTCTTCTAACTTTAGGCTCATCTACGTCGCTGATCGTGACGTCACGCGCCTGTCTTGTTATGTTGAAGATCTGCTCCGCGATCGCCTTCACTTGATTACCATCATCATCATTATTATCAGAATCATCATCATCAGAATCATCAGAATCATCATTCTCATCGGAATCATCATCCGACTTGTTTAAGGGCCAACGCAAATCCGACTCTAGTCTCCCGGGCAATTCGCTCCACATCGGCATACCATATTCTTCCAACTGGTCTGTTCGAATATCAATTACATAATTCGCCTGTGGGTCCGTCGACGCGGAAATAGCTGGTGGGGCTCCAATCTTTTTAACAGTTCCATCATACCATTTGGTTATATACCTAAATTGTATTCTAGAACCAACAGGAAAACGCGGTTTCCAGTCCTCGAGCTTAGCAACCTTTTTAAAATATTCTTCATCTTTCTTTTTGATTTCTTCTTTTAATTTCTCTTTTGCTTTTTCTTTTGCAAGTTTAGCATCTCTCCAAGCTCCTTCATCATGTCCATCATAATGACCGTACCTTTCTGGATAGTCTTCTGAAGAAAGTCCAATATTAAGCTCACTCATGTTGTCCCTCCTTTTCTCAATTTTTGGCCTTTCGTTTTTGCGCCAATTCCATACATCAATAAATGTTGGTTTGTCTTCTGATTCTATAGCAGGAATATGAGAATAAATAAACTTATAATTCCTCCCGTTATTTGGGACTGCTAACTCTTTCCATTTTTCTTTTGGTGGTACCTTAACTATAACTTCTTCTCCAGTAGGTAAGGTTAAACCTATACGTTCGCCTTGCCTGTAGTCGTCATTTACGTAAACATTATATTTTTGAACATCAGATGCTTCTTGAGTATCAATATTCATGTTTTTGAAATTCTTATAAAATCTTTCGAGTTCTTTTCTTGCCTCTATACGATCATCTGAGGTGGGAGGACGTATACGTCGGTATTTTTCTGCAACACTCTTTTTATTTTCAAAGTATTCGTCAAGTGACGCAAGCTTTGTCTCTAAATCAGCCTTTACCATGCTATCTCTTTCTTCATCAGCCCTTTTTTCTTCATCAGCGTTTTCATTGAATAATTTCGTCAAACTATCACTTACACCATATTCTGGATCTATTCTTTCAAATAATTTTTTGTATGTATTTGTCAAATTCTTCGATGGCGGCGCATGCGGCGGAGGCGGCGCCAGCGGATCCTCGTAGTAGCCGACGCCACGGTCGCCCCTCTTAAAGACCATGCCATGCCGCGGCCCTGAGTATGAGGCAGCGGCCTCGTACCTCACCTCAGGAGCGCCATGAGGCGCGCGCACGTGTGCGGCGGCTTTGGTGGTGAAGGTCGCGGGTATGATATCTGTCCACTTTACCTCGTAGCCATCTTCCAAGACCTTGTTGACGATGGCTGGATACCAATCGTACACGTCCGTCGTGGCGATGATCCCGTTCGCGTCCTCGTTGATGACATGGCGCAATGCCTCGACCCTATCGCCGACGGCGAAGGTATGTGTGGGGGGCTCCGCGACCTCGGGGTTCGTCAAATTCTTTGTTCCACCTGTTTTGGATATTATTGGTGTTTCTCCAATAATAATTGATTCATTTGGGCAACATTCGTTTAACAATTCTGTATTAATACCCTGTTCCTCCAGATTTTGTTCAAGTTTAAGAGAAGAATATAAGTGGCTTGGTTGATAAAGATAAACAAGATTTGAATCATTAGATAAATCTAAATATTCCTGTAAAGGTGTAGTTAGAGATATATTTTCATGAATGTCTAATTTTCCATTAGATTGAATATGATGAACAGTAAATAAAGAATTAGAATCAACTGATTTTTGTGTGTCATCGTTGTACATTTTAGAAATAATATCACTGTCATTCATCCAATTATCGTTTGTATGTGAACCCCCTAATATAGTATTATATTGTAATCGTCCCATTATTTATAATACAATACTTAAAAATGTCAAAGAAATAATATAGATATGTACATAAAACTGTCTGTTCCAATAATATTATTAGTAACGTGTTTTAGAGCATGTGCACAAAAAGAATTATATACACCAACACTTAAAAATCAACATAATCAAGAAATAAATTGGGAAGAATGTAAATACATAATTATTGGAAATAGAAAGGGAGATGGTGATACTGGTAAACTATGGGCGGATAAGATATTTAACTATAAGACTAAAGAAAAAGAAAAAATATGTGCGATAGCAACAATACCAAAATGGATAACAAGAACACCTGGTTCTAAATATTTTATTCAAAAAAGTATTTTTATACTCGAAAAACATATATCAATTTTTATTGATTGGGGTGAAGATTTTTCCAATAAGAATCATATATATGAATATCCATCATTACTGATTATATACAACAACATGGGGAAAATAACTGAAATAGGAAGAGTAACTGGAGACTACAATAATAAAAATTGGAAAAAGTTCATAAGTTTATCAAACTTATTTAACAATGTTATTAAGATAAATAGTTAAGATACTTAACATATAGTCTTATTGTTAGATTTAATATGAGATTAGTTTGTTTATTAAGTACCTTATTACATACATATTCAATTCGTAAATTTAGTACTTGCACGCTAAAAAGTCAATTCAATACTCGAGTTAATTGGGGTGATTATACGCACATAATAATATGTGATAAAAACAGTCATAGTTATGGATTAGAATGGGGTGAAAGTTTTCTAAAAGAGGGTATAAATACTAAGTCAATTTGTGTAATTGCACCAGTTCCAAAGTGGATGACAAAAACAATAGGTCATAAAACTATTATTCGAAATGCAGTAAAGAAACTTGAAAAAAAAGTCCCAGTATTTATAGACTGGAAACAAGAGATTGTGGAATTGAACAACATAGATAAACTACCTACAATAATTTCAGTTTTTAAAGGAAATGATGGCAAATTGTACGAGAAGCAAAGAGTAACGGGTAAATATACTATTAAGAAATACAAGAAACTTTTACTCTAAATAGCTATATATTAGCATATAGGGTGGTTCTTGATACATCCAATCGTTAGTGTTTATAGGAATTCTTGCTTCATCATTATATAAGTACCATGAATTTGACTCTTTACAGAAAATATAATAATGTTCATTATCATGTATAACAACTGATTTTAGATAATATTTTGTATTTTCAGAACAACTACACCATTTTGATATGTCAAGTTCTAACGGATATTGGACAATTTTTTTATTTTCATATGTTTGTCGAAGTAAAATTACTAAATTAATAGGATTGGTATTAATACATGATGTTTTAAGAAGAGTTCTTTTATTGTTATTAGAATCTTTCCAGTCCTTTATAACATCAGTTTTGAAGAAATCATCAATACACTTATTTAATGTATTGTGATTTACCCATATTTCAAGTGACGTGAATTCATTGTTTCTGAAACAATGTTCGAATGGAGAATTACGAGTAATCATACATTCAACAATATGACCTTTGAAATTAGAATCATCAATTAAATCAATTAAGTAAAGAAAGGCTTCGTGTGCATCATGCTTTTTTCCATATTTAAACTGTTTATGCCAGTTTAATAGTCTATATAATAATTTTGGGTTATATATTGTGTTTGGACTTAATCCTTTCAATTTATTTATAATAGAATACCAACCTTCACCCAATTTAGTTTTCTCAATTTTGTTGTCAACATTGCTGTGTAAAATGATTTGCATAAGAACATTGAAATAACAAGTATTTCCGTTATTTAAAAAGGTAACCATAACTATCAACTAATCATAATAGATTTAAATGCTCATAAATAACACAGGAGCTTCCCAAATAATTTTGTAAGTCAATTAACTGACATGTTGCTCTAATAGTTAGAATTAATTGTGGGGGAAGTTTAGTGTTGGCAAAATGAGTGTATTGTAATATATCTGCGAACTGTGTTTTCTTTGTAGTATGATTTTTATCATAGAATATGCGAGATTTTTCGTATATAAGGTCTGCTAATGTATTTGGAGCATTCCAATGTTTTAGATATGAACGAAGAGTATGTTTAGATTTTTGGGCCTTATGTAATGAGATGATTTGTTCTCTTTGATTATTATTCAGTTCAAAAACACATCCATAGTCAATAAATGTGATTATATCATTTTCAACGTTGTATACAAAATTATCAATATTCATGTCTCCAAAAAGTATTTTGTGTTCGTAAATAGCATTAAAGAAGCAAAGAGCTATTCTAAAACCAATGCTATCAATAATAGTCTTTTTTTGGGTTTTTAGAATGTTTCTTAATGAAACTCCATGTACATAATTATATACAAAAACATTTGGAATATGAGTAAATTCAGGGATTGGTTGTATAAATTCAACACCTTTTGGGCAATTATTGGAAAGTTTTTGTTGTATTAGTTTACACATTTTTTTCTCTCTTTCAATACTAATTTCATCTGATAATTTATTACAAATTTCATTAGTCATTCCATTAATATGTGGCAAAAAGTTTGAAATAACATTACCAAATAAACGAATTACATTCAAATCATTAGACACATTTTTCTTAGTTATATTTGAAATAATTTTAATTGAAACTGTTTGATTTTGGTATATTCCAAGGAATATAATGCCAATTGTGCCCGTATATTTTGGATATTTGTCAACATTTATAGTTTTGAGTAAATTTGCTGGTAAATATAAGGATTTTTCCTGACAAGTATTAATTGTAATATTTTTTGATGGACTATTGTTAAATTTGTTAAAAATGCCTCCACTTTTATGTATTATTAAGTTTCTAAGAAACTGTGAAGGATTCATTTATTTTAAGGGTTTGTTTTAACATTTACACGACAAACTGGACATATTGGCTCAATACACTTTTTTGTTAAATAGGTTTGTAAACACTTTGGATGAAATAGATGGCCACATTTTGGACTGTGCCAAACTCTTTTGTATTGCAAATCTTCAAGACATATTGGACAAACTCTATCATTGGAGCAGTCTAGTGATTTTGCTAATTTTTTAGAACCTTTATGGCGTGTAATAGAGGCTGTATATTCTTTTGGAGAAAGATACTCATTTTTTGGAGTTTCTTGTTGGGTGTATATATTTACTCGAAATTGAACATATGATAAAAATTCTTCAAGTAATTCTCGTAATCTTTCTTTGAAAGTTTCTGTTGATAAGGTAGATAGTCTTTCTTCTCCTTCTGGGGTATTTAAATTTACATTGTTTGTTGTTAAATTACGAAATTGAGTCTCAACTGATCGAACCATTTCATTTTGAGACCTATTTAAAAATCCTATACCAAATGGATAGGTCCTACCTATATCTTCAAAACTTAATGTAAAACTATATCCTAGTTCCATAATAAATATATTCTACGTTTTGTTTAAGATAAAAAATAGGACATTTATTAATGAGACTTGGGGATCGTGTTAAGCTAAGTTTGATTAATAATACAACTGTAGGAATAATAACTTATTTAGATTCAGATAAGAACTATGGTGAAATAACAACAAAAATATTTGACAGTAAAAATTCTTCAAATCATACTATAGAACCAGAAGACTGGTTTGCTTTTGAATTTAGAACAGAAATAACAAATACAAGTGAATTAGTATACGGTAAATTTGTAGAATCAGATACAAATAAAGAGAATGAGTTTAAAATAACAGTGGTTGAAGAAAATTTAGATGGAGATTTCTTTACAACAAAATACACCAATATATACAATAAAAATTTAGAATCAAACAGATTATATCACGTTATAACTACAAAAGAAAATAAGGAATTTGAACCAGGTACTATATTTGAAATAGTCTCTGTAGATAAAGAATCTGGTTTTATAACTTGTTACAATTATACTGCAAGAAAGAATCAAAGATTATTTCCAAATAAAACCCCAATTTTTAATGAAGAAGTAACGATTGATGTTTCGAATGGTATATCCAAGAAAAATAACAATTATATTATCGATTTCTGTGAATTATTAGAAGATAGTGATAGTGATAGTGATAGTAATAGTGATAGTGATAGTGATATACAAGTAGATACAACACAACAAACGTTCTATATCAAAGGAAAAATTCCAGAATCGGATAGACAATTAACCGAAAATCAAAAACGTGAAAAAATAACCAGTTCAATACGTGAAATGTTCAATGATAGTTTATCAAATAAGGACTTGATGAGTTTGAATAACCATATTTATAGTTCATTACATAATAAGTATGATTTGGAGAAAGATTGGGTTTCTAGACTTGAGATGTTTAGAAGTGGAGGATTAATACCAGTATTAAATAAACCCAATAAAGATAGCGATAGTAGTGATAATGAAGATGAAGATGAACCAGAAATCGAAACAGATGATACAAGTATGGATTATAATACATTTATAGAAAATCAACTGAAACCACTTGTTAGAAACGATAATAATGAATCAAAAAATACTTTAGTGATAAAGAATAGAACCAGAGGTACTTATTCAAAATCTAAAGAACATGTTGTTTTAAACTCAGCATATTTATATCCATATGACAAGAATATTACCAATTCTATCAATAATACTGAAGATATTGTTCATATAAAGGAATATATTGTTAAAGATACAAATCATGTATTAAAGACTTTACCACCATCACCAACAATATTCTCTAATATTTATAAAACCATAGGAAATCAAGTATTTTCACATTTTGATACATCTATTGTAGATATTGATATTCGTTATTTGGATAAGATAAAATTAGTAAGGGATAAGATTCCAACAATTAAATTAGATACATTATTGATAACAAATGATGATAAAATGTATAAAGAGATAAACAAAAGAACAAAAAAAGTAGATTTAGAAAATAGTGAAGTGCCAAAAATGGTCATAGATTCAAAGCCATTAAAGAAAAATATAACCAAATTAATAGAAGAAGAATTAAAAGACTTTGTATGGGATGATAATCAAGTATGGCCTCGTTCTCTTGTTTTTTCAAGATTAGAGGATAAAAAGGAGATTGATAAAGAACAATTATGTAAATTTATCAATTCAATGGAAGGAAAAGATATTGTCAATACAACCGATTCATATATAAAAGAGTATTATGATAACTTTAAAAGCGTTGTTAATTTAAAAGCATCAAAGAACAAACAAACTATTACATTTTCTGGAGTTTATAAACCATCAACCAAATTATATGTTAATAATGAAGAAGAGATTCTATCAAAAACATTACTAGTCTGGCAACAAGCAGATAAGATAGAAGATAGAGTATTAAGAAGTAAAAGAAAATTAGAGATATTAAATAGTGGGGAATATGTACGTAATGCAGAATTTAATGGTGAAAACCCCTATTATTATATAGACATTTTTAGTGGAAAACCATGTTTTCCAAAGCATGTATTATTACAATTAGAAGCAGAGCTTTCGAGTCAAAAAAACGAGATAAAATTAAAGAAATGCTTATTGAATCAATGGGGAGAAGAAGAGACTGGAACTGAAAACATAGTAAGTATAATAAATGGTGACATAATAGGTTCAACAACAAATGATTATGATGTAATTGGCCACTCAACGATTAGTAATATTCAAATTATACCTCAAGAAAGTTATAATCATTTAGGTAGTGATTTAAATGTTTATACTAAGATTATTAAAAGTGTTTTTATAGAGGGATTTATGAAAATATTAGAAAAATTGAATGCGCATCCACAATATCATAGAGGTAATTTATTATCAATTGAAAATTATAAAGAACCATCTAATGTATTCTTTAAAAATTCAAATGAATGGAGAACATATGTTTCATTCTTTTCATTTGATGAAAATGCGTTAAGTACATCAAATATTCCAGAAAAAATTGTAAAGAATTTAAGCAGATTTAGTTCAAAGTTAAAAAATACATACAAAGCGTTAAAGGCCTATCCTAAGAGCAATGATATGTCAAACGAAAAATCAAAAAGAATTTTAAGAAAACTTGAAGCACGAGTAATAAGTGAAATTAAAGATACAAAGATTGAATTTGAGGAACAAATTACCGAAATTGCTATATTGTATTTAATATCATATATTTATTCTCAAGTTACAATCAGCCATGAGGGTAAAATGAACATTATTTTATCAATATTTCCTGTTAATAAGAAAACACAGTTAACAGAAGAAAACATTTTATTATATTCCAGAACAGAGTGGAATTATACAGGGGAATTAGAGGCAAAATATAACTATTCTTACAAATCAAAATATGGAACTTTTAAAACGGTTAAATATCACAAGAACAGTAGCGGAAAAATGTCTGGTATTATCAAGTCTATATGTCCAATAATACCAAATATAAACTCAAAGACTACTAAACCTATAGATATTCCAAGCTATACGTCGAATAAGCCACATAAATTGGGGAAACAATGGGAAAAATATCATAAAAATATATTATCAACCAAAAAAATGGAATGGGCGGAAATATATAATGATGATATATCTAATGAAGAAGAGGATATACAGTATAAATGTCTTGTGTTACAAGTATCAAATATATTATTAAAGTCAAAACCAAATGATAAATTTGTTCTACCGAAATTATGGTCAATTCTAAGTGAAAAAGGTCAATTGGAAAAAATTAGAGGATGGTTATCAGATGTTTATACTGTTTCAGAGAATATTTCAAGTTTAAAAAACTATGATGAGTTTATAGAAGTTATAAGAGATGATTTAATAGATTTCAGAAAATTTGTTTCAACAAATACTATAACTTCTTGGAAAAATATGTGGTTACATCTTATACAACATTTACTACATGAAATGGACACGCTTGATTTAGCATTCCCAGACTATAGGAATATATTAGAATTAGTAACAAAATCTTTGATTGAAAATGAAGAAATAGTGTGTGGTCAGTCAATTATAATGAGTCGTTCAATTGTAGAAAATGTTCATGCAATAGTCGAAGAAGATGAAGCACAAGGTCATTTTGGAATAAATTCTGATAAATCTTCCCAAAGAATTACACGTGAAGATATGAAACGTAATTTAGGAAGATATACTGAGGGGCTTAAAACACAGTTTGATATTAGAACCGTATTGGATGCAACTGAAAATATATCAAACAATAATGAGCCACAATCAAGTGATATTGTTGATGTACACACTATGTTTGATAACGATTATTCTAATAATTTTGAAGATGAAACTAATGATGATATCTAATTAATGGTCTTTATTCTGTTTTTTTTCTTCTAATTCCATTAGTTTAGAATTAAGAATTCCCCTAAAACCTGTTGATAAAGCCATTACAAGCCACATTTGTGGTAAAGTATTACAAAGACGAATGAAAAGTAAATATAATCCAGTTGATAAAAAAGTACCAATTCCAAGACAATTATACATACCATAACCTTGAATCATACCCTCTGTAATACATGTTAATCCACATATCAACTGGAGAATAGATGAAACTGGTGTAACAGCACTAGATATTTTGATAACATCGCTATTTTTAGAGAAGATTTTCATAAATTTATTACTAATCATAAAATTTACAAACATCATACATACTGAAATTGAAGTACCAAATCGGTATAAAGCATATTTAACTTGTTTCTTATTTGGATATCTTGGAATAATAATAGGACAAACCAATCCAAAAGAATATGTAAAAATATATCCAATTTCAAACAACTGTATTTGTAAAACATGTGCTGCAGCAATATTACCAGACAAATCTATTTGTTGTGCTTGTCTAAATCCGAATAAATAAATTAACGATAAACATATAGAGCGAACTTGAACACTAAACCCTCTTTTAATAAGGGTTTTTATTAGTTTTGTGTCTATCAAAGAAAAATTTATAAGATTTTTCCGTATCATAGATGAATAAAATAGAGTAAATGAAACAAGCTCGGAAATAACTGTACCAAGAGCGATGCCTTGAACACCCATTTTTAACATAAGGATTGGATCTAAAACCATATTCACGATTTGAGAACAAAGATTGATTTTAATTGGAGTATTAACATCCTTTTGTCCTCTCATTGAAGCAAATGCGAGTGAATTTAATAAGGCAAAACCTAAGCTTAATATTCTTATTTCTAAATATTGTATTGCATATTTGTAAGATTTGGCACTACAGGGTATAATCGCACTTGTTATAGAATCTTTAAATAGGAATACTCCAGTGCTTAAAAATAAACCAATCAAACCAACTAAAAAAACACTTGTTGATATAATTGATATTACCTTATCATTATCGCCTATCGCATGATATTTTGAAATTATTGGAATAATAACTGCAGGAGCAAATGATGAAACTAAAAACATTGAATTAAATATTCGGTCGGACGTACCCTGTCCAGCTAAAATTGCGTCATTATTTAGTTTAGATATCCAGAATGTATCAACTGCTCCAACAAGTGGATTCATAACATAATTTAACACTGTACC